AGATAATAGCACCATCATCTTTTTCAGGTACTAGAGCGGGAATGGGCTTTTCCTTCTTGGAAGAACCCTTGATTTTACGAGAGATTTGCCAACCAAATAATTCCATAATATTATTTATAGGGTGCTGAGCATATTTCTATACCCAGCACCCTTGTTATTGTCTATCTTATTATTAAGATGTGGTGTTGGATGTCCAGTATTGATATTGAAGTTCGACCGTGTACTCTTCGATAGTATCATTGGTCTCGTAGTTCAATTCAATCTGTGAGAGATTTGTTGGGAAAACACCCTTCAAATCAATTGTCTTCAACACAGAATCATCTTTACCAAGTTGCTGAACAGTCATGTCTGTCTGATAATCATTTGGATTAATCAGACCGACATTGTTGAGATGTTCGTTGATAGAATTCATCCATCTTTCGAAGGCATTACGAATCACGAATCCCTCGTCATTAATGACAGTGATTGTCCATGGTTCGAATGTTCTATCACCTGCAACCTTGAGTTTACGCCCACGATATGGGACCTCAATTGGTGCAATGACACTTGCTGGAAGACCAGCACCCTTAATCAAGAATGAAGCAAGTTCTGCATCACCCTCAGCTTCAGCCGGGAAGTTACAGATAACCTTAAAAAGGTTTGGTCTTGCGCCACCACCTGTTAGTTTAGCTTTGAAGTTATCAATGTTAGCCATTTTTCGTTTCCTTTATCTAATTGTGTTATTAGGCAGATGCACCAGCAATTTCGCTGAATTCAACACCGGTTCTTGTAGCAATGAAGTTCAGAGTAATGAAGTTAATGCTACGAGCAGGTTTGATATAGATATCGGCAACGAATCTATTACCATCGATGACCTCTGCGGTATTATTTGTTTCATCACAGACAACCAAGAAGTCCGTGACACCTCTTCTTCCCTTGACATCTCTCAGGAATGGTTCAACCATATTGCGGAACATTGCACGAGTGAATTCATCATTCAGTTCGAACAATTGGTATTTCGCAGCAGTAGAGATTGCCTTCTCAAGGACGATGAACAATCTGCGAACATTGATTCGATCAAAGGCAGATGGTTTTGTCTGTGCGGTCTTGTCACCAAACAAGACAATACCTTCACCAGGGAAAGAAACAATCGGATTGATTCTTGCCTTGTACAGAAGATCTCTATCGGCTTGTTTTGGATTGAACTTGACCTTCGTGACACCCAGAAGTTGACCACGGTTGAAACCAGCGGGTGAGAACCAAGGATCATTGGTATCATCAGTTCTGGCACAAAGACCTGCCATGTGACCACAAGCTGGGATGTAGAGATTCTCATCAGCATATCTGTTGTACACATACAATGGTGAAGAATCCAAGACAAGGTAACTAGAAGAAGAAACATTGTCATCAAAGAATGATTTGATATTAGTCGCACCAGCACTCACACCAGTATTTGGTGATACGAAACCGATACAATCTTTTCTGGCTTCACAGATCGATTGAATCTCATCAGCAATATTATCTTGAGAATCAGCATTTACTGCAGTCTGAGAGAACAGCAGATTGATGTCAATCTTCTCGGGATCTCTGAATAACTGAAGAGCATCGATGATCTCTGAATCAGTTGCAGTAGTACTTGTTCCATCAACACCACCGGTAAGGGAGAGTTGAAGATCAGAAGCCGGTGTAGCAGCCGTTGTGCGAATATCAACCTCACTGTTACCTTCTGAATCAGATTCAGATTCTTCAAGGATCTGAGCAAGTGTTTGACCAAATGCACCAACAGTTGTTGCAGAAAAACCACCATCTGAATCACCTTCGATATCAAAAACACCACCAAAGGCATTTTCTGGAATACGAACATAATTAGAATTTCTGTTGATTACATCACACACGAAGTTACTTGTGCCATCTGACTTCTTAGCATCTTTAACGATTGAAAGACCTTCATATGACTCAAGAATCTTATTCTGTGTACCACTAATGTCGCCATCTTCATCAATCACGACGATATTGACCTCGTCATATTGAATGCCTCTGGCATCGGCCCAGGTAGAAGTACCAGGATCACTATTGAAGACATTAAATACGTTAGCATCATTAACATCAGAAAACGAAGTATTGTCACGATGTACCAATTCGACCTTCAGGCTATTACCCAGAAGACCAGCATCAGCAGCATAGACATCATTAGTCAGAGTACTATCTGTTTGATCGAAATCTGTATCGTCTGAATCTTCGGAAGCATAGAAGGCGGCACTGTGACCACCACCAGAACTTGCATTGATCAGACCTGAAGGTTTACATCTTGATACAAAGAGTGCATTACCGTATTTCAGGAATGATGCGGCGGTAAGGAATGATGCAGCACTTGCATCTCCTCTTTTTGAAGGTGAACCGAAGGTATCGGCAAGCTCTTTCTCGGAAGAGATTAGAGTTGCAACACCGACGGGACCCTTTGTGAATTGCCCTGCGTATGCTCCAATTGAAGTAGAAACAGCAGGGATGACATTCGTAAGGTCGATCTCATTAATGTCGACCCCAGGTGAAACTAAAAATCCCATAGTCGTTTTTTTCTTTCTTGATTAATTATAAGTGTTTGCATTACAAGGAACTCAATGATTCTATTTATACTTTTTGATTCTTAGAGGTTATCCCATGCCTTCTTCTGTTCAATGAGCTCTTCAAAGTCCGTCATTCCAGGATCGTTTACTGGACCAGAGGACAGAAATCCAGCAGGCACAATATCATCCTCAATCTCTTTTGACCGATCTGCATACAGAAGTGATTTCAGGTCCAGTTCTTCGACCATATCACCAAATGCCTGATTTGAGACGAACCACGAGAAGAGAACCAGATTCATCACCATATCGTCATGTTTACCATCATCTGCCTGGTATGAACTACCCTTACCCACGAAGGTCGTCAATTCACCTATTGTCTCTAGGTCACGAATTCGCAGTTTATGCATTTCCAGTAGATCTTTCATGTTACTGCACCCAATCCGTTTGACTTTCTTTGTCATTGTCACACCAATGCCACCTTTCTTGAGTGCAGATTCCACGAACATATTCTCATATTCATGCTCGTAATATACAGTATTGCACACAACCTGACCAACATCATTGTTCTCAATCAGAACCAGAGCATCATTGTATAGTTTGCCAACCTTGACGATGATATCAGGAAACAGTAGAGGTGAAATCATATTGTCTCGAAATGTCGCAACCTGTTCAAACGGTCTTGCCGTGACATCGATGACTGTGAAGGTCGAGTAATCTTGACCACGTCCCTTTGATACATCGACCATCATTAGGTATTTGTGACCCTCTTCGGGCTGGATATAATAGGACAGACCACTCTTGGATTCAATCGGTCTTTCTGATTTCAGAGCCAGGAGCTTATCGGTGGATATCAGGGTATCATAATGACCCAGGAAGTTATTTCCAAATTCTTGATCAAACTGAGTCTCTGATGTATTGGCAATGGTCTGTTCTTTCCATTTCTCATCACGACCAGGGACATCCCACCAATCTACTCGAAAAGACTTGAATTCATTTGTATTCTGAACAGCACCTTCCCAGATATTGTAGAACTGATTGCTGATACCATTTGCCGTAGAGGTGATGATGACCTTACTCGTCTTACCTGCCGTGATTACAGGATACGTCGAGGTATAGAATCTTGTGGCATTTTCAACGAATGCGAACTCATCCAGAAAGAGTAGATTGACCGTGAGACCACGAATCGAGTTACCAGAAGTTGCAGATGCAATGATCTCACTGTTGTTTGAAAATTCAATGTTACCCTTATTCAGTGCACGACATCCGGGCTGAAGAAAGAATGGTAGGTTCTCCAATGCCAGAGTGACACGGGAAAGCATTTCTCGGGCAGTAGATCCCTTATTCGCAAGAATCGCAATCTTCTTATCAGAATGGAATAATGCATACCAGAGAATGTATCCAACACTTGAAATTGATTTACCGGATTGGCGACAAGCAAGAACAACGGAGAAACGATTATCATTGAAGTGTTGAAACATCTTCCTCTGATAGGGATATGGTTTGAATGGAACCACACCACGATCAGGGTGTGTGATACGCATATAATTCTCAATGAAATACGAGGGATCTGTCATGCATTTTGCATACTCCGTTACCTCTTTTTCGGTAAAGGATTGCTCTATGCCATCTCGTTTGACCCTGGCATTTCCAAGATATCCCAGTCCATTATTCTGAATCCGCTGCATCAGTTACAATCTTCTCTTACCTTTGTTCCAAGGGACCCGCCCCTTCATGGTTTCACTCTGTTTCTTCTTGGTTTCTTCAGATAGTGGCCCACGTTTCTTACCCTTCTTAGCTTCACGGATCTTTCTCTTGGTTTCTTCTGATAGTGGTCCACGTTTCTTACCCTTCTTAGCTTCACTGATCTTTCTCTTGGTTTCTTCTGATTTTGGTCCCTGTTTCTTACCCGTCTTGCCTTCACTGATCTTTCTTCGGTGTTCTTCAGATAGTGTTTTGCCCTTCTTGGCTTCACTCATCTTTCTTCGGTGTTCTTCAGATAGTGTTTTGCCCTTCAGGGCTTCACTCAATTTTTTCTTGGTTTCTTCTGATTTTGATTTGCCCTTCAGGGCTTTACTCAATTTTCTCTTGTGTTCTTCAGATTTTGGTTTGCCCCTCTTGGCTTCACTCATTTTCCTCTTGGTTTCTTCTGATTTTGATTTGCCCATCTTGGCTTTACTCAATTTTCTCTTGTGTTCTTCAGATAGTGTTTTACCAAGGTTATGGTGTGTTGAACAGTGAAGACCCTTCATCATCTTCCATGCCAATTCATCTGCCCCTCTCCTGTGAATCTTCCAAAGCAACCAATGTGCCACAATATGTTCCCTATGGGTCAAATAAGTAAAATTTGATTCTTCATCAGTTCCTCCTGTATGTTTCGGGATGATATGGTGACGTTCAAGTCCAGAATTAACTGGTTTCCATTGTTCCTTGAGGTGCTTACGAGATTCCACGAGATTGTGGTAGAAGGACTGATAAATATTCATTGCTGCATACTTTCTTTAAACTGTTATTGTAGAGACCTTGGGTGTTGCTGCACCGTGAAGGTCAATACTATTTATACATCTAGAGATTTTGAGTCACCTTCCGCTGCATCAGTTACAATCTTCTCTTTCTCTGCCGTGAGAATTTTCTGAAGTTCTGATGTCGATCCAACGAAGATAGAGTTATTCGTGACCTCTGTTTTCTTCTGATTTTCTTTGTCAGCGTTCAATTTTTTCCGCTCCGACTGAAGTTTGGTCAACTCCATTGTCATTTCACTGGCATTCTTTAGCATACCAGAGAGCACTTCAAATGCCCTTGGGTGTTCGGCATCAACAGCAAGATTCATCATCGTATCAATTGCCTCTTCTGCCTTACCAATCAGACCCTTGATTTTATCACGAGAATATCTATAGTCTTCCTCGGTATCTTTTACATAATCCATCTCCTCGGGTTTCTTCATTGCCGAGGCAGGTAGATTACTCATCAGATGATCGAGCATTTTATCTTTATCATGGGACATCGTTTCTGGTATTATATTGTGTTTCAATAGGCCTCAAATCACTTAGACCTCTTCCGGTAGGTCTTTCATGTTCGGTCAGAACATAGTGACCGGTTTCAAGTAGAAGAAAATCAGAAAATCTAGGTACCTCATGCAATTCGGTGTTTATGATATTCGTGACCGCTATCGAACTCTTAATGACACCAATTTTTCTTAATGCAGAAGAAATGATATTCTTCACTGCAGTTGTGACCTTGATCACACCTGTTGTTTTCAGTGCTGAATATATGATATTCTTCTGCTCATATGATGTCTTTAAAGCCTTCATGTATTTTTCATTGTGCTCAATTTGGTAAAGGTATCATCATCTGATTGATCAATACCCAGATATTGACTATCAGAATCACCCACCAATTCAACACCCAATTCTTCAAAGAATTGGCTATCAGATTTCGGATATGCATCAAGATCAATAAAGTCGATATCAATATCACGAATGATACCCTGTTTGGTTGTTGCACCTGCAAATCTCACCTTGACATCAAATGATAGTGTATATTCAATGAACTGTCTACTGGTCAAATCACCGGTATATTCATTATTCAATTCCGTACTCTTTAGGATGATTGGAACATCGCTCTTTGTATTTGGTCCCTCGAAATCTTTAATCGTGACTGTATATTCAGGTGTGAATGTTGGAAGAATTTGCTCGAAGACCTGTAATGCATCATCTTGATTCTTACCGTAAATACTCATGCTGATTGAGATAATATAGGGAACACTCTGATAGATTGTATTGCGCCGAGATGTATCACCACTAATCGTGAACATCCTTTTATTCATCTTATTAAGTTTTGATACAGAATCATACGCAATACCTGCAATCTCAAAAGAGATTCTAGGTAATTTAATCGCAATCTGATCTTCTTGTTTTGCAAGGGAATCTAGCCTTGCCAAGAACTTTTCTCTTGGACCATATGACAGAGGCACCTTAATCTTATTAATAAAACCACCGCTGGCAGTCTTTCTTCTGATAGTGATATTATTGAAAAGACTACCGAATACAGCAATGGTCTTACGGATTGTTTGATTGTAAAAATATGGACCTAACATTATTAGTCAGTAAAGGTTATATCTCCAAACGGATTTGTTTCCGTGAAATCTACGAAATCATTACCAATCGTATCGAATACATTATTCTGTGCAATTGCATCTCTATCATCTAGAACTTCCATTCTGTCAATTGATGTGATTGGATATGTGCCACCAGATTTTTGACCAACCAATCTCTCAATACCACTTCCGGTATCTGTTGGTAACCATATCTGACTATCATCTGCCGAGTGTCGTGTCTGAACAACCTCGACTGCGGAATAATCACTTTCAAGATGGGCTACAACACCCTCAATATAAACACCGGTATCAATGGTCTGTCTCACATCTTCACCAATTTCAAGGGCATCACCAGATACCTTAGAACCAATAGATAGTCGAATTCTTTGACCCTGATCAAGCCGAATATCAGTGATACCATCAATATCGACATCAATATTTTCATTACTGTATTCAAACAGTTCACATGTCAATTTGAAGGTCGGTAGATTTTGTAATTGATAAAAAGGTGAATCACCCTCGGCAAATTTGATTTCAAAAAGACCATTCACCATTGGAAGATAAATTAGATCACCCTCTGCTGGTTCGACAGAATCGGTGACCTTAAATCTTCCAACCAATATATCCCATTGTCTCTTTGCGACAATAAAACGGATCTGATCACGAATCTCTAAACCAAATTTTGTCAGTAAGGTGCCATCTCCCTCAAAACCATCGACAGTATCGATATACATTGATATCTTGAATGCATCACCAAATTTACTCTCAATGGTTTCATTCAAGATTGTATCACGATTCACAATCTTTCGAGGGAGATAATAGACATCGTGCCCATAGATCTTAATCGCTTCAATGATCAAATCCTCTTGAAGATTTTTCTCTTCACGTGTTCCATGTGAGATGTAAAAATTTCTAGGCATATCTTATCCCATGAAAAAGTCAGGTGGGAACTCATGGTTCAGCCGAATCTCTTCCTCGAGTTTTTCGATTTCTGCATTGGCATCATCAAAGGTCTGACGACCATTCAGGGTTACACCACCAGGCAATTGCATGCCTTCGAACTTGATGA